TGAACGTAGTGGAGGCATCAGAAGGATTATTAGTTAATTAGTTGTATAGGATCTTATACTAAAGGAACCTACGGTTCCTTTAAAACCTCCCTTTAAATGAGGAGTATTAAATTGGTTGTATAAGATCTTATACAACTAATTAACTTTTTACGAAAGGGAGGTTTTAAAGGAACCGTAGGTTCCTTTATCTGATACGAACTTCCATCAAAGGAATATCAACTTCGGGTGGTTGTTTCGCAATATAATGAACTAATTTAGCACGTTTGGTCATTTGCAATATTTTGTTCATTTCAGGATTTTGTGTAAATTTCGCTTGTAATGCGCGCTTTCTTTCTTGTACATGTCTTCCTGCATAAAACTGAGGATCAATAGTTACTTCTTTTGGTCGTAACAATGTTTCTTTTTTAGAAACATCTTTTGTTTTAGATTTCCATTTACCTGATTTACTTCCTGCTGCAATGGCTAATGCCACATCTTTGGAAATTTCGGAACCCTTGGACTCCTTGGACTCTTTAGATTCCATTTCGGATTCTTTGCTTTCCTCTAACGCAAACAGTGCGGCAAATTCAAAATTAGAAGGTGCAGCATGTTCAAAACGAAATTTAGATGATTGATAATAATGTTCTACTGAAGCATAACGTAATCCATCTATGGTCAAAGGATGTTCCAAATCTGTCCAAGAATCATCCAATTTTCTACGCCAATTCGGAATCGTTTTCAATGATTTATATTCAATTACTTTGTCTTTAGGAATACTTTCTCCCGTCCCTTTTCCAGGCAAAGGTGTTTGTTCACTCTTAGCAAAAAATCGGAATACTACAGACGGATCATATAAATCGGCAATATCACCTTCAAACTCATTTTCAGATTCATCTTCCGGACCACCTACATCCGGTTGAATACCTAATTGTATTTTAAAATTCCGAAAATCATCAATCAAATAATAAATTCCTGCATTTCGTTCAATACATTTGTTTACAATCATAGTTTTCACATCATAAGGAATTTCGGAAAAATTCAATATTTTTTTGTTTTTATAAGAAAGTAAATTGTAGTGTGAACCATTGTAGGTAACCATAATGTAATGTTCGGGATTGAATTTTCCTTTTGATTCTAATACAAGATTCACTTCACCACAATTTAATACACTATGGAGTGCTTCTTCGGTATAATACAATTCAGAAAAGATGATAAATTTGATGTTTAGTATTTCTTCCAACGTAGAAATTGCCCACGAATCTGCCCAATAATTGGATGTTTGTAAAAATTTTTTGTATTTTTCAAACGAATCAATGTTGGAAATATTCCCCATGGTTTCTTTGATAATGATATCGGTTGCATGTTTGTTTTCCAGAGTTTCTTCATATTTCTTGGTCAATTCTTGTAATTCGTCACGTATTAATTGTCGTTCTTTCGTAGAAGCAGTTTTGAAACGATTTTTTAGTATTATATTTCCTTCTTTGATTTTGTTCAATTCAACATCATATTCTTTTTTACTATTTTCTAATTCTAGGTACAATTTACGATTTTCTTGGTAAATCTCCTGTGTGATTTCTTGGGCTAATATCGCGCGTAATTTTGCAACAGTTGTATCATATCCTATACTTTTAAATGCCTCGCGAATGGTAGCAAAAAAACAGTCACCATTGTCTTCTACTGTATGTATTTGATAATGAGGATTTTGCATAAAAGTTTGTATCCACGGTTCTTGAGGATGTGCCTTGTACGTTTTTTTGATTTCTTGTGATACTTCTTTTGTTTCGGTTGGAATGGGTGGTGGCGGAACCGCTAGTGTACGCACCGTAAAAATTTCATTTTTAGCTATTTCCGGTACATCACTTTTTGGTTTGGCTTTGGATTTCGCCTTGGATTTGGACAAATGCAATACATCTTCGTCATCTTCTGAAGATTCTTCCTCTTCCTCTTTTTCAGATTCTTCTTCTTGGGAAGCCGAGGGTAAAGTTGGTGGTTTCGTAAGAAATTCAGTAGGTTTGGATGAAATCGTAGAAATAATAGAATCTGCCATTGGATAAAAAATAGGTACTAAATTATGAATATCTAAATCACCATCCTTGTCTAAAAGAGAAAGGGCACGGTCCTTTTCATATTCATATACACCAATTTGTATTTTCGGGGATTGATTGTCGGAAGGTACAAAATAAATGGGTACAAATATTACTCCGCGTGCGCTATGTGTATATTTAGGTTTTCCTAAAGCGATGATAAATTCAGTACCAAGAGCATGGATTTCATATACAGACAATTCAATATTACAATCTTCCGAATACACTGTTTGTTTAGGAACATAGAATACTTCGGGATGAATGTTGGATTTTATTTTTTCATCTCTGTCTATTGATTTTTTTAACATGGTTTGAATCATAAAATGGATGTTTTCTTTTCTTGGTACAATTTGTTATATATATGATGTGTGTTCATTTTTATACTATTTAATTGGAACCTACGTCTAGTTTTCGCCGTAGGCGAAAACTAACCCTTTACACCTTTCGGCATTGAAAATGCCGAAAGTAACGTTGCCTTTTAACTCATTTATCGCCGACAAGTCGGCGTTATAAATGAGAAAAGGTGTAAAACCTCCCTTTAGTAACGAGCCCCCCACCACTACGTGGCAGGGGCTCCTAAGATTTACTTAAAGCTCATGTAGATAAGAGTATCAAATTGGTCATAGGGACGAAGTCCTTCTGGTTATCGGAGGATTTTGATAAAGGGTTGTAAGTTAGGATTGTACATGATTGTGTATTATATTTGTAAATGTACAATTGAAATATTTCTTATTCTATAAATATTTTGTATATAGAATAAGATGACTCGTTCACGCTTGCCTAGCAATCGGTTTACCAAGAAATCGTCTCACCGACACCGTCATCATCGTAAAAAAATGCACGATGAACATAATGCAACCTACCACGGATTACATCATTGGCATCATCATATGTTTGAACATTACGGATGGATGATATTAGCTAAAAGATGTGGTCATATGGACAAAGTACATTCATACAAAACATCATTACATAGATTGAAAGAAGCTTTGGAAAAACGTATGAAAACACTGCACGAAAAAGACCGCAAAGATGATTTAAAAATTTTACATTGTGATGTGGTTACTCTCATAGAAGAATGTGACCTATAGTAAAGTAAAGGAACCGTAGGTTCCAATATTGGGAGGTTTTACTGGGTTTTTTGCCCTTTGGGCAAAAAGTCGTAGGTTCCAATAATTTAGCCCATTGCGTTACCTCCACGAGTAGTCAATAATTTTTTTTGATTATCGTCCATACATAAATATCCACGGGAATTCATATAACCATAAGATTGACATTCTAAACTACCTTTGGCCGTAGAGTAAATATCTACAGGATTCTTAGGATCTTGTGATTGTTGTGAATTACAAAATAATCCATTGAATCCCATCATTTTATGACAACCATTGACATTGGCACCCATATTGGATGATTGTAATTCTCTGTTTTGCAAATCATCCATGTCTTGGTTGGTGGATGTGGATGTATAACCGAGAGGTTCATTTTTAAAATTTCCAAAGGATTCGCGATTGTAACGATTGGTTGCCATTAAATCCTTGGAATAAGGAGTATATTTGCACGAACCAACTATCGCAAATGAAAAAATGCAAATGACAATAAAAAATAAAATCAAAAATGTAAGAAAAGACATTTATACGCAAGTCTATGATACCATATATTGATATCTTCTATTTCTGAAACTTAGTTATAGAAGATGTGGGTATACAAATTCAGCAAATAAGCGATATTTCATTTCATGAATGGAAATTGTTATATCTTCCAACATGTCTAAATAATTATTCCATATTTGGCTAAACCATTGTTGTAAATTTTCCGGAGATTTGATTGTATTGTTTTCAAATAATTCTATTTTACACGATTCACCTCCAGTTTTTACTTGTTTTGTAGGTGATGGATTTACTCTTTCAATCACATTTTTTGGTAAATTGCCGGTATAGGCGGTTTTTTGTGATTGTATTTTCGCCCAAGAATTAATCGTTTGTTTACAACCTTCTTTTTGTCCAAAATAAAACAAAACAGGATAACAATTGTTGTTATTTTGATACAATTGACTATAAACAAACAAATTCAAAAGAATCAAAATCATAGACATTAAAAAAAGTAATACTAAAAATAAAAATAAAGAATCTCCGCTACATGTCATGAAGCCAATTGGCTGTGCAAAATGTTTATTCGTATTTTTTAACATTCATTTATATAATATGTAATATGTAATATGTATCTAAATGTAAAGGAACCTACGTAAAGGAACCTACGGTTCCTTTAAAACCTCCCTTTCGTATAAGGGTTCTAATTGTATATTCTTGGTAAATTAGTTGTATAGGATCTTATACAACCAATTAAAAACTTCCTCAATTAAAACTTCCTCAATTAAAACTTCCTCAATTAAAACTTCCTCAATTAAAACTTCCTCAATTAAAACTTCCTCAATAAAAGGGAGGTTTTAAAGGAACCGTAGGTTCCTTTATGTACGTGAAACTTTGACTTTTTTTCCATGAACAAACGATGTTAGCATTACTTGATTGAAAATTTTTGTAAGTTTTTCCATCAATATTTTAAAAAAATTAGATATTTGAGTGGCTAAAGAAGGGTGTGTAATTTCCATCACATCCATTTTTGTATCTATCTTATGTTCCATTTCTGGCACGAATTGTTCTTTTTTACCCACAAATGAATCCACTTGTAATTCAACGGTTGCATAAGCTAGAGTGGTTTTTAAATAACGTGTAAATTCGTCATTGTATTTTTTAGAATTCATACCCACCAAGAAATCCCAAAGCATGTAATAATTTGGAACAAATTTCAGCTGATATGATGTCATATATCCGATAATTAATAGATATATTCCAAAAATAATTAACACCATGATTATAGATAAAAATCGCGAATAACCCGTTGGCACAATCAAATACAATGGATAAAAATCTACGTCTGATGCAGTGAATTCGGTTGGTTTGGATTCATCTATTTCATCCGTATCCATATCATTCTCTGGCTCTGGTTCTGGTTCTGGTTCTGGTTCTGGTTCCGGAATATCCATTTGTTCTTCTTCGGGATTATCTAGGGTTTGGTCGGGTAATTTATTTTCTTCCATTTTATTTGTTACAACCTATATTGTATCTTTATATATCCGTCACATGGCAAATATCCGCATATTCCAAATTCGTATTTCAATGGCGTAAAACGGATTTAGAAACATTCATCGTTTGAAATATAAGGACAATTCATCATAATATAGTATACAAGGTTGTGTAAAATATGGATTTATATATTTCACCACAAGAGAAATTGGATTTGAAACGATTGTTAAAAACGTCTGATTGTGAAAATAATACGGAACATATTCGTAAAGTCAAACATAGTTCCAAAATTCAACAGGATATTATGGAATTGGTCACATTTAAAAAACAAAATAGTAAACTATATGATACAAAACCCGATAGATTTGAATTAGAAGCAAGAAATGTTGCTCATTTTTTATACATGAATTATCCCGACATTTTCCGAAAAGTAATAAATAATGAAATTAACTATGAGATTATGATACGATTGTTGTATATTTTAAAAGCAATTGAAGATGAAAAAGTAGACCAACATGAAGGTTCCGTGTTGGTTGGAAAGGAACTCAAAGATTTATATTTGGATTCGGCAATTCGTCATGGAAATAATTTAGATAAAAAATACAAAACACCCGATAATGACACCGTGGAATCATCACCTCCACCTGTGGAAGAAAAATTGATTTCATGGAAGGAATATAAAACCAATATTACTAATACATAGATATATCATGTCCGAATTTGCACCAAGTTTATTTTCAAAAGTGTCCAGTTTGTCCAAGAGATTTCGCAAAATTGCTGTGTTGAAATTATGGGTAGACCCGAATGCGACTGGACTGCGTGAAATCTATTACGAACACGTTCAACAGCACAATATGCGTATAATCACTTCCAGTCATCCAGATTCAGGATTTGATGTATTTGTACCTTATAAAACTACCTTGTTGCCGGGTATGGAAACATCACAAATGATTAAATTGGCCATAAAAACGGAAATGTGTACTTATTTTTCGGACGATCAATCTACTGAACCTACGGCACTACATTTGATTCCTCGTTCTTCCATCTGTAAAATACCTTTGATGCAATCCAATCACCTTGGATTGATTGATATGGGATATCGTGGTCATGTATCGGTTCCGGTACGAAATTTGCTACCAACGAATCAATTGATTGACCAGCATGCTAGACTATTTCAGTTGGTACATCCCCTGTCATGTCCTATCTTAGTAGAAATTATGGATAAAGAAGAAGATTTGTCCATCACAGAACGCGGAGAGGGAGGATTCGGGTCAACGGGTCAGGGGGGGGCAGTATGCCTCCAACAACTAAATCCATAGATGACTGGTCAAGGAGGCAGTATGTCTCTAACAACGAACTTCGTGGATGATTTCATGAGACATACATAGCATAATATCATCTTCCGTCATTTTTTGAAAAATCAGATAATTATCGTATTTGATTTTCCGTGGAAATCGTGTTCCGGGGGCCAATGCCGATAAATGAACTCCATTATCTAAAAATTTAATATCGGATAACATACCACCATTAGAAAGTTCTTTTTTTTGATCTGACCCTTCCGAACCGTTACAACGTATCCAACGAATGTATTTTCCACAGGTCAATTCGTGTACCGAATCAACCAAACGATACTCCAACAAACGTTGACAAATATCTTGCAAGGTATCTGAATCTAGGGACAAGGTTTGCAGAGCCTGAAAATTTTGTTGAGCAATGTCTTTCAATGACATGATAAAACGATGGGAATCATGAGTATTGGATTGTAACAATTCTTCTATGTTCAGAGTGGATTGTAATGTGGGGTCTAGACGTGCCTCAGACCAAAGTCTTCTGCAAGCTTCGCTTGCACTAGACTTAGTTGTTGATGACCGAAGGTCATCTGACCAAACTTCATTCATGAAGTTAGTTGTTGATGACCGAAGGTCATCTGACCATAGTTCATTCATGAACTTAGTTGTTGGAGGACTTTGATTCATGTATAATAATTATACAAAAATCCTTTTACATCTTTACACCCTTGAACATTGTAAAAATGTGACTATATTAGATTATAACAAATGTGTTTTCTACCTCTAAAATAATATTCATATTCATATTTACTCGGTTCAGTGAACCAATATGCCCAGAGTTTTATGGTTAGTCGTTTATTGACCTTCAAAATATAACCAAAAAACATCATATCAGATGTAATTACACGTGGTATTTTGAGTAACAATTTATATCGTTTGTCCGTTTTTGAAATTTGATTCATATATTTTCCATTTCTGTATTTTATTATATTATTATATGACAAAATATGATGAATAATGTCTATAGGTAAAGATGAAAATAAATGTATTCCTTCGGAATATGACATCACAATACATTCATGTTCTAATTATATTTATATATTTTTTTGCAAAAAAACATAAAACGTACCTAGATACATCATACAAGATGTATGTGAAAAATAGATACCAAATTGTACAACAAATCAGTCACGGAACCTTTGGTGATATTTATCTTGGTAAAGACATTCAAAAAAATAGATGTGGTATCCGTAGCAGAGCGGAGGATATCCACGCATATTCTGAAGGACGACATAGAAGTCCTTCAGAATATGACAATCAGGTAGCCATCAAATACGATTCTACCGAATTGGGTATTTTACGACACGAAGCTACTATATTAAACTATTTGATACAACGTAAATCCAATTTACATATACCTCGGGTATATTGGTATGGTCTATGTACATCCCCCCTAGACGACAATATAGAAAAACAGTGCATCGTCATGTCATATTTTAACGGAGGAACCTTGACAAAACATCTACCAAAAATAGACAATCATACCTTGATTCTATGGATGCAAAAAATGTTGTTGATTTTAAAACAAATACATGAATTGTATGTGATTCATCGTGACATAAAACCCGACAACATTATGTTGCATATCTCAGAAGATTCTGTTCAATTCAAATTCATTGATTTTGGATTGTCTACCTTTTACATAGATGGAACTACGAACCAACATGTACCAAGAAATATTATACCATCTACCGAACTAACCGGTTCACCACTCTATGTTTCTTTGAATACACATCAAGGTATCAAACCATCTCGTAGGGATGATTGTATACAATTGGGATATGTATATTTGTATATGAGTTTAGGGGGTCATCTTCCATGGGAAGGAATTTCTATAAATACAAATGTGGTATCCGTAGCAGAGCAAAGGATACTGGAATCATCCTCTATAGAACATCCCATCAACCAAGAACGTGCACAATTAAAACAAAATTATGTATCACAAGATCCATTATGGACGTCCTATATGCAACGATGTATGGAGTTGAAATATGATGAAACTCCGGATTATATCTTCTAAAAATGGGTATAAAGATAATTGGCCAAATAGGTTATATTGGTACTACAAACCAGTTTATTCAATCACCCCCCGCTCACATTTTAACATACAAATGTCAAACGATAACAACGATAGTAAACTTACAGAGGCAAATGATTCAAGTGTTCCTCTAGCTCCTTCGGATTATACAGTGATTATTGAACGCTTGACAGGTACGGTCAAGTGGTTTAATAATAAGGCAGGTTTTGGATTTATTACTGTATGTGAACCAGGAGATTATTATGAAAAAGACATTTTTGTACATTATTCATCCATTCGTGTTTCCAATTCTCAATACAAGTATTTGGTACAAGGTGAATACATTGATTTTACATTGGTCAAAGCGAACAATGGCCATGAATTTCAGGCCATGGATGTGAGTGGGGTGAAAGGAGGACCCATTATGTGTGAAAGTCGTCGTATTGCGGCACCTCCATTAAATGGATATTCACAAAATGGTCCACCATCTCAACCACATAAACAAAGAGTGGACAACCGACCTCCTAGAAAAACCGAAAATACCCCCCGAACAAAAAACCCACCAGTGGTTGACAAAAACAATGGTGAAGATATGTTGGGATATGCAACTGTGACAAAGAAACGTCGCCCTCCTCCACGTGTCAACAATTAACCATCTACTGAGGACTACGTTGGAGTCCTTTGGAATATGTAACAATATACAATAAGAATATAAGAATAAAAAAATGCCCAACTGGTTAGTTAAAGATGAAGCTCCTTATAGTCAAACAATTGGTAGTGATGATTGGGCAGGAAAACAATCACAAGTACCATTGAGTCCCGCTTTGGTAAATCCGATAACAGCAATACCCCATTCCACAAATGTTCCGAATATGTCATCTATTTCAACCATGACGTCTGTTCCAACTATGACAACTTCTGTAGGTAAATTTACTGTATCTCCTTTAGCTACTTCTGCACCCATTCAAATGTCCCCAACTCCATTTATGACATCAATTACCTCATCCGCGGGAGTATATACACCCGCACCTTTAGGTGCACAAAATCCTGCAACGGTTCGTCCGTTACCAACGTCTGGACATAGAGAAGCAACGCAATATACACCGGGTGTATCTACAACAAAGCCGGTTCCGATAAATCACACTGAAATGCCCATAATGTCAAACACGGTCAAACCGGTAAGTGAACATTTTACAAATACAAAATTAACTTCTGTTCCGATTAAAGCTGCTTATACCGTTAACATTCCTACAAAATTAAAAAAAGATACGATTAAAACACACGTGACTCCTATGACTACTATGACTACTCATCCTGTTGCGTTTGTAACACAATCACCTACATTATCTAGTACACCTTACTAACTTTCTAATTATTTTATATTATCTTATTCTATAAGATAATGTACAAAATCGTGATTCCAATTTATGCGGCAATTCTGTTTTTTATTTTATCACCGGGAGTTTTACTTAGTCTTCCACCGGGCGGTAGTAGAATGACAGTCGCTCTAGTTCATTCCTTGGTATTTTTTACATTGTTCTATTTCACACATCATTATGTGTATCAATTAGTAACACATTTTCCTCGTCATATGGAAGGAATGACCCCAACAAAGGCATCTACCAAAACTACGAAACATACCTAACTCAGAAGATAACTTTGTAACCTTCTGAGTTAGTCAATTCCTAAAAAATCTCCCATAATTTCCTGAGGATAATCCATATCTTCTAATATTTTTCCAGCTCCTTCAATGATGGAAATACCGGGTTGAATACAATAGGTATATTTCATACTTTTTGTATTCGTGTTTATCAATACATTCATTTTGAAATTTGCCACATTTTGTTTTTTCTTACATTCTTTGTTTGTATTAGACCCTAATGTGGACGTTCGTAGAACGGTAGCATTAGGGGATGATGCCGTGGTTGGCGAAGCCAGAGTAGTGGAGGCATCATCGGTATCATCATCTTTATCCTCAAATTTCTTACATACACCAACATAGTGAGTTGTTAACATAAAATTCACATTTTTACGTTTGGATAAATATTTCAAAAAGGCAAACGCTGCCTTGGAGGCTTCTTTCGGATTGGTTCCGGAATACAATTCATCAAATATACAAAAATGATGACCGAAATCGGCAACGGACACTGCATCAATAATATCTTTACATCGTCTAGCTTCAGCTTGAAACAAACTGTCACGTTCAGAGGTATCAGGTATATTCAAATAAGAATGAAAATGTGTATATGGTTTTGGTAAGATACTACCTTCGGAATAATAACCACAACCAAATTGTTGTGAAAAAATCAAATTAATCGCTGTAGTTTTTAGTAAAGTCGTTTTACCCGATGCATTCGGTCCGGTAATAATCATATTTTTGTTCATAGAAACCGTATTTCTTACGATGTTGTTTTCACTCAACAAACTCGGATAATATTGATTACAAAATTTGGTACTCTTTTTCTTGGATTTTTTCAATGATATCATTGAAACATTCTTTGCCAAAATATGTTGTGAAATACCACGTAAATTATCCATATATCCTTCAAAACCAATCGCATACTGTATAGCGTTGCGTAAATCTTCACGACTATGAATCTGATAGTAACATTTCAACATATACCCCAATTCACCTAATTTTTGAATATTACAACCAAAATCCGAAACACATTGCAATTGTACACGTAAATCGCGCAGACATTGGGCACGTTGACGAACTTCTTGGCAAAATTCGGAATAACTTGCTTTGGAACTGTGCATGTCTACAAATGTATCCATAGATTTGCATGAATAGGTACAAAAGGAACATAAATCACCAATATCATTGTTCATTTGTCGGGTATTTTCATAAAAATGACGACATGTGACAATGTTCTGATAAATTTGCATCACATACAATCCTAACATGGCAAATAAGTATAGGATTTTTTCAGGGGAAAAGGATTGAATACTCATAATGGCTTTGCCAATAAAATGATTTTTCGCCAAACGTTTGAGAACATCTATGTACACTTCAAATGTCAAAGATACACCCTGAATTTTCAATATAATAAAGGGCAAAATTAAAAACAAAATGGGTATGAATAGCGACATTACCGGCGACATTAAATTTCCTACGGATAATAATTGCAAAAACCCAGACGACTCATTCAAAAATTTCAGACAATTCCATTCCATAAAATTGTATTTTTCTAAAAAATCCTGATGATGTATGTCTTTCCAAATCGTCGTTAATCGTTGACACATTTCGGGACGCATATTTTTATGGGGTAAAACTACATCATTGAGATGTGGAATGTCGGTAATAATTTGTTGTGTATCGCGTAAATAACCCTTGTTCGTGGTAAATTGTTGACTCCATTCCGGTATCATTTGTTTTCCAAAGACATGTGTAGGTTGAAACAGATTTTCATACATGGATACCGATGGTGAAACCACCAATTCCAAATCTTGTACGATGGTCGGTGGTAATGGTCGCAAGTGTTCATATGGAACATAGGTAATAGGTAAACGAAAAGGTGAATGAGGTATCATAGAACTATCTAAAATATCTGGTTTGTTCGTGACATTATCATCACATACATTCACTATTGGATTTTTAGATAATATAGGTACCACAAATGATGTAATAGAAGATAACCACATCTAAATCACAATATAGTATTTTCACCGAGATTGTTTAAATCCATTGTAACGCAAAAAAACCTACATAAATACTTAAGCAATATACATTCATAGAAAAATGGGGAAAAAAAAGTCTAAAAAAAACAACGGTCCTGACGAGATTGATCGCGCATTGGCAGAATTACCTCCTCTTCCACCCGAATTAATGGTTGCACCAACACAAGTATTGGCACCATTGAAACCCACTGCGGAAGAATTACGTCGTCCGTTTGTTTCCGTATTGTGTGTTACATTCAATCGTCGTCCATTCATTCCTACTTTTTTGGAAATGGTACGTAATCAAGATTATCCACAATCACGTATAGAAATCATTATGGTAGATGACGGTACTGACCCAGTAAAGGATATCATTGATGCCGCCAAAATGCCCAACGTTCGCTATGTACGTGTTGAAAACAAAATGACCTTGGGAACCAAACGAAATTATGCGAATTCATTGGTGGACAAACGTGCCAAATATATTATTCCTATGGATGATGACGATGTAATGATGCGTGAACGTATTTCACATTCCGTGGATACTTTGGAACGGAATCCAGGGGCATTATGTGCAGGTTCGTCGGAAATGTTTTTGTATTTTAAACATATCAAAAAATTGTACAAATTTGGTCCTTATATGGTATCACCTGATACCAAAACGGCACATGACAAAACGTATGGACATAGAAATTGTATAGGAGCCAAATTAGACGATTATATTCCTATACCTACTCAACATGCCACCAATGGTACCTTTGCCTATCGTCGTGAATTGTTAAACATTACTCAATACGATACTTCGGCCTGTTTAGCCGAAGAAAAGAAATTTTTGAAAGAATATACCATTCCTATGGTACAATTGAATCCGTTCAAATGTATTTTATGTATGTCACATGAGCATAATACCTTTGATAAGCGTAAATTGTTAGAAAACATGAATCCCATGTTTGTGAGCGAATCTACACGTGATGTGGATTGTTTTTTCCGTTCACCCCAAGATGCACATATCAAACGATTTTTCTTGGAAGAAGTAGACAAATTGTTGGAAAATTATGAAGCTGGATTACCTAAAATGAAACCTGATGTGCTGAAACAAATCAAAGAAATTGAAGCAGACCGTGACAGAATGATACGTGAACAACAACAACAACAACAGCAACAACAGCAGCAACAACAGCAACAGCCGGTGATAATGATACAACAACCTGGACAACCTCCTCAACATTTGTCTTTAGAAGAAGTCGTTGGATTGATGCGTCAACAACAATCACATATTGATTATTTGACAAAACAGACCAATGACTTGGAAAACATTGCGTTTCAATATCGCAAAAAAATGATGGATGCGATGCTTGATACGATTACTATCCCAAATTCCGCATTTTCGGATGACAATCAATTTACACGTATAGAAATAGAAATCTAATAAAGGAACCTACGGTTCCTTTAAAACCTCCCTTTCGTAAAAGGTTAATTAGTTGTATAAGACCCCAATGTGGACGTTCGTAGAACGGTAGCATTGGGGGATGATGCCGTGAACGTAGTGGAGGCATCGGATCTTATACAACCAATTTGATATTTTTACCTAGAATATAGGTTTTACTGGGTTAGTTTCGCCTATGGCGAAACTAGACGTAGGTTCCAATATAATACTTGGATATCATATACAAGTACAGGCAAGTAATATGAACATAAAACGTCTTGTTAATTCACCAACTGGACGTATTATCATATCTGTCGTGTTAGGTATTGGATTGGCTTCCTTGTTTTTCAAAGTATGTAA